TCCATCTTCTTATCTAAGTCTTTGATAAAAGCACAATGGTTTAAAAGCTCTATTACTGTCATAGATTTATAATAGTCGTATTTAGTACGATCACCGTTAGTAAGATTGTGAAGTGTTAGATACCATCCCCAATGCTGCTCAAATCCTCTTGAATTGCTGATAACTCCTTCTCGGTCTTTTCCACCTGTCTCTTCAAATAGTTTTCTATAATTTCTGTTGAGTGCTTCGAGAGAAGACAAAAAAAAACAATAATAGGGTTCGCTATATCCATTGTCAAATGGTTATAAAACTCCTCACTTGTTTTAATGATGTCTAACGGCATATCCTTCCACCCTTTGATAGTTAGCTTAATTGGTTTGCATACAACCGCTAAAAGCAAGTGTAAATTATTTTCTATGGCTTCATTATCCTTGCCTAAGTCTTTTATAAGTGTCATTACGTCCATGTATTGCCCTGCTTCTAAACTGTTGGCGTCTGGCTCTACTCTATACCACCTACCATTTACTTTGAACTTCTTTTTATAATGTCCTTTGTAGGCTTCATTTAAGAACGATAGTTTCTTTTGATAGGTCTTAACGTCTTTTAGACTTATCTTCCTAACCTCATCTTTAGACAACCCCGTTACTACGTGCAAAGTGTGGATAATACTTTCTACATCGTTTAACTTCTTATAGTTGCTAGGTAGTAACTGTTGATACTGCCCTATTGTTATGTCTTTCCAACTCTTAGGTAGTTTCATCCGTTTACGTGTTTATACCAAAGCTCTCTAACTATCCATTTAAGAACCTCCCATGTTATTATTGTTAGTAGTATCATATTATAGAATAAATACCTTTAGCTCTTTCTGTTAAGTGCATTAACGCTACATATCTAATAGCATCCATACCGTGGTTAAATTTGTCCACAGGCTTGTTTAAACTGTTGCCTGTCTTGTCTTGCATCCATTTGTAACTCCTGAACTCTTTACGCAAAGATAAACTTTTTTCTGTAACGTGTAGATTAAAACTCTTTAAAGTCATTATACCGAAGTGAATACTGTCTTTCCCTTTCTTGGTTGCCCTTGCGTTTATCCTCTGCCTGTAAAGTTCCTCAATACTCTTAGGCTCTGCACTATCACAAATTACCTCGTCTTGCATAGTGTAACCTTTCTCTTTTAATATGTCGGCTATGTCGTGGTTAGTTAAACCTGTTGAATATAATACCTCATCAAAGTATAAATCTCGATCATGTCTGTAAACATCTACTACCACGGTAGGGTCTGAACTAAAACCAAAGTCTAACCCCGTTGCTACTTTCTTTGCGTTTTCCGGGACCTTATCAACTACATTAACATTATAAACTAAACCGCTTATTTTACCGTACTCACCTAAACCGTAAATAGTCCAGAATTCAGGGTCGGTGTCTTTAAGATATTCTATCTCCTCAACTAATGACTTTGGAAGAAAACTATTGTCTTTGTAATTAGAAACTATTACTTCAACATCACCCTTGTTTAAGGCTCTCTTTTGTTCTAACTCTGTGTTAATCCAAATGTCCTCATCGTCAGGGTTAAAGTCAATAAATACTTTGTCCTCTGTTCTCATAAGCAACTGAAAGAACTCTGCTTTATAACTTAGTTCGTTTGCCTCGTTGCAATATAAGACATTCCTTTTAGCCCCTCTTAGTTTCTGTTCATCATCTGCTCCTATGAACTCAACTAGCCTGTCTTGATATTTGTAGGTTTTCTTTGTCTTGTTGTGATCTACTAAGTTATACCACCCTTCAGCGTGTAGTATCTCTTCAAAGTCTCTTATAACCGTGCCGTCTAAGTTGGTCCTATACTTCCTGACCGTAGTCCAAACGCCTTTAGGAATATTCTTAGAACCTATTGAACCCGTTATTAACCACAAAGCACAAAGTTGAGCAATAGAATAGGTTTTGGAGGAACGTGTGCCACCTCTGTTAACTACTATCTTTTTAGTAGAATCATAATTTAACTCAAAGACTGGGGTTACGTCCATTAATTATTATTGCGCTTTACGCTTATCTTAACCTCCTTAATTTCGTGTTCTACTTTGTCAGGCTCATTTAATCCCAACATCTTAGCCAACTGTTCTAAAGCTCTTAACTTATCCGTGTTCTTAGTTTGGTTCATCATTCGGTAGAACCTCTTAACCTCTTCTTTGTCCAATCCTGACAACTTGCCTAAATCAAAAGTTTCTTCAGCATCGTTTATAATATCTAACAACCCCTGAACAATAAACTCCCTAGTTATTTTAAACTCCTTTCCTAACTCACTTTTCAATTCAACCACCCTAACGGACACATAACGGTTTCTAAGCAACTTACTTGCCTCATTCCACACTACTTGTTCAGTTATGTTTTCTGACACATCGTAAGCCTGTCTATAAGCCTCTGATGCGTTACCTAGTTCAACGTATAGATTAGCAAACTTCTCTTGTTTTGGTGTTAGTTTCATTAGTCCATGTAACTTATATCGGAGTGCATCCAGTTAACTAAAAACTTTTCTTTTTCACTCTTTACTGTCTTCGCTTTTATCTCGTAGCTTCTGTACCACTTCCTCCTCCTTGGCAATGATGTCCAATAGCTGAAAGTGTCTGTATATTCCGTCTTTGTCATTTGCTACTATTATAAAGTCGTGTGTTTGTTCTCCGTGTTTATCGTAATACCTTTTTACAATTTCCTTAGCGCGTTCACTCGTCACATTCTTTTTCTTAATCGTTTGAACTGTCTATAAGTTATAGGTTGTTCGTTTATTGTTAAAACTACTGTACTAGGACCTACTTTGTAACCTAGTCTCTTTAGTTTGTTAATTTGCGAGTTTGCCTCGTTAATACTCTTCTTCGTCAATTCCATTCTTTTCTTTCTAGCACTTTCATAATCAATAAAACCATAACCCTTAATATCTGTCTTTTGCAAACAAGTTTTTAAATCAAATTCATTCGTCCTCGTATCCATAGAAATATAAAAATTCTATTGTCTGTGTGCTATCGTAGTAGTGGTGTTCTTGTGGTATTACACCGTCTATTGGTTGTGTGTGCCATTGGTTATCTGTGTACTCTAAATCACCCGTTGGGGTTACATAAACCATTGGTTCAATTAGTAGGTTTGTTTTGTTTACGTGGACGACCTCGCTTTGGCTTTCTTGAAACACTTTTACTTGCTGCTTTACTGCTTTCCAATAGGTGCTGCTCATAGCATCTAAATAAATGGTCAATAACTCGTTTGTTGCAGCTGTTACACGTACCCACCTTTTTAACTGTAAGTTTATCTCCTCCTTCCAATTCATAGGCTTGTTTAATGTCGTTCCAGAAGTTAGGGTTTTTAGGTCTTAACTCCTTGTGTTTAACAAATTTCTCAATATCCTCCAAATGAGGTTTAATTAAATTTAGGGTCTGTGTTTGCATAAGTTGTTGTATAAAGTTTCTCTTCTTTAAAAGTCCAATAGAACCAATAGACCGCTATTCCTATTCCACCCAGTATAATTCCTGCCACGATCAAAAGAGGAAATAATAATGTTTTAAGTATAATGCTCGTAAACTTCATTGCAAAGGTATAATGTTAAAAAATAAATTTCTTGTGTCAGTATAAAAAGTACAACGCCTAACCACCAACTTAAACAGGTAGAACAGTTAAAAGGTTTAAAAGGTATTAACTCCTCTCCTATCATTGTAGGTAAAGCGTGGACCCATACTTGAATAAACGTAAGGGCAACTAAAAGGTTAACGACCATAATCATTTCTAATTTTATCTTTTATAAACTCGATTCGCTTGGTTAACTGTTGTCTGCTTAAATCAACATCTTTAGCAAACTGTGACACCTTACAACCTCTACTTCCGTATTCATTTAACACAAACGCTTCAAAACTATCTAAGAACCTATAAACCTCTTTTAATTCATTCTGTGCTTGTAACTGTCTTTCGTGCGCTCCGTCTGTCCATACTTCTAAAAAGTCATCCGCTAAGTGTCTCACATCATCTACGCCTGTCTCTTATACACATCTCCGAGCCCACGAGACG